GTAATGATAATTCCATTGATGGTAACTTTCCCTGCTGTGTAATCTATCGAACCTGCTGTAGGATCTGCATAGACACGTGTTGAACCAGAGAAATAATATCTTCGAAGATTTCCGTTTCCGTCATCATCGAAGAAATAAGTTGTTACACTATCGCCAGATATTTTAAACCCTGTAGACACTAAGATACCACCTGTCATGCTAGCATGTCCATCGTGCGGATGATAGAAACTATTACCGAAATTAAGAGTGTATCCTAATGAGGTATTGATCGTTGGTTTGAGTGTCTTTCTAAGTTTAATGGTTGTAACATTGGAAAGAATAGAATCATCTGTGGCATCTATGGTCCGAGTAAGATTCGAATGTCTAAAGATAGCATCGAATCCATTCAGATTGGTAGTGTCATAGGTTCTTATGGTCGTTGTAACGAGAGATTCTAATTCTCCTTTTGATACTGTTGTTGTTCGAGGGTTGTATTTAAATGTAGCATTGATAACTATATCAATGACTTCCGCATCAACAATCACAGGTCGAACAGTCAGCATGTTAAGATCTCTAAGTCTTACCTTGATTAAATTCTTTTCATTCTGTGACAAATAATCTGAATTAATAGGTTTGATAGATAAGAATATCTTTCCATACTCAGGTGGGTCATTATCTTCTCCACCCCATATTGCTATCGCATCTGCGTTAGGATAAAACTCAGTGACCTTTGCTTTATAGTCATTGAGAGTTACCAAACGATTTTGCGATGAATAAAATTTGGATGCTTTAAATTTAATAGACTCTATGCTTTCATTTTCTGCACCACCATAAGCAGTGGTCACATTACTGACAATAGCATTAGAGAAACCATTAATCGCATCTATCAGTGAAAATACTTTGGCACCATTCGCATGGATACTATCCACGACGATATAAGTGATAGTGATAATATCACCATCTAAAGGTTTGGCACCAATCGTGTTATCACCAAAATATAATTCTGTAAATCCTTCATCATTTTCTTGTGAAAAGAAAACCTTAGAAGTTGTTGTAATACTAGAGAGATCCCCTGCTTGCGTCCACCCTGTAGTCACACTGTCGCTGTTCACTGACACTGACAATGAGTTGGAATCTACTCTTTCGTTGCTGAGTTTAAACTTGGGATTGGATATTTGACCATCGTATACGAAAGTATCCGTGACATAAGTACCTTGTTTTAAATTAATGTTGCTGTACAAATAGGTGGATCCATTTTGCGATGGAGTCACGGATGAAGTCACCACAAAGTTATAAGTGGAACCATCAAACACAGTAGAGAATCGCGATCCTCGTGTCAGTGTCATTTCACTCAGTGAAGGATAACTCCCTGATGCGTTACGCACATTGAGTAGATTCATTTCAAATTGTGAACTGGCACCTGTATATGAAGTCGGAACATATCCTAACTCTTTGGCTCTGGATATCACATTCTTACGCAACTGTGCAGTATCTAAAAATAATTCAGATGCTGCGAGGTTGGTATTAAATGCTGAGATATGTGAATTGTATGCTAATAGATCTATGAGTATAGAAAGAGTTGATCCTTCAAAATCATAATCCTTAAGAGTGCTCTGTCCTTTGAGAAACTCTTTTAGATTATCTGCAATATTCTCAAAGTCTGTTTCGGTAACATTCAGTGCTGAACTATTTACTGCCATTATCGTATCCTATTTACTACTATATCCAATTGTTGTGGTCTTGGATCGTTTTTAATTTTGTATTGTATAGTTACATTGAGATCGTTGCTGTCCAATGCATTCTCATTCGCAGTGACTTGAATATCTTCTACACGAGGTTCAAAGTTTCGAAGTAGTTTTTGTACACGATCTGCTACTTCTTCCATGAGATCTTCACCTTGTAATTCAAATAATAGAGATCGGATGTTGGCTCCGATTCCAGGTTTGAAAGGTCTTTCGAAGTTATCTGTGAGCACAAGATTCTTCACTGCTCTGCGTATGGCATCGCTGTCCGTCTTAAGTGAAACATCCTTCGTGACAGGATTGGAAGTAAACTTCAGATCTAGATCTGTGAAGTATTGCTTCGCGACATTCTTACTTTCGTTGACTATTTCGTTTGCCATATCAGTATTTATACTCGGTGTGTTACTTTATTCATCAGATTATACATAAAAACCCATCTATCTTGACTGTTTGCATTCGTAAAGGAATGAAAAGATCGATCATTCCTCAGAAAGAAGTATCCTTTATTCACAGTCCAAGGATGCTCCCACATTCCATCCCCATCTTGAGACTCATAAAATCTCGTGCCTGCAGAGGACACAGGATCCACATAGGTTAAAAATGTTCCTACCTTAGTCGCTGTGTCGGTGTGTATAGGATAAGTCATTCCGACAGGAGTTCTTTGTAACACTGCTTTAATATCATCAAAGAATATCGTAGTCTTTAACAGAGATTCTATGCGTGGTAATATTCCAATAAAATGCATGTACATATATTCCATGACAGGGCACTTCTCACACCATGGTCGTTTCCAATATTCAAATTCAATCTGATGCCTTTCATTCTGTTCTTTTGCCATATATCCTTTGAGTGTCTCGAATATATCGGGAGCAAAGAAATTATTAAATTCAATGAGAGGGATCGGACTATTTGGGTTTAGATACATCTTTACCATCACCTTGTTCAGTATGTACATGAGTAGAGAGTTCTATGCCTTTACCTGTGACTTCACCTTCGGCAACGATATTTTTTGTCACTGTGACTTCAGCATCGATTGCTACAGTGGGTGCGGTCATATTAATATTTCCTGTGGAAGTAATATTGGTATCACCACCGACCGTGATATTTGCATTACCTTTAACCACATTGATCGTCACATTACCTGACTCTACATGGACGATGGCACTACCACCGATATATAAATGATCATCTTTGCAAATAACCTCATAATGATCATTCACCACACGATGAACTTCATCTCCATCCTGCCATATTTCTTTATAAGTACCAGAGCGATGGAAGTCTACGATTCGTTCGCGTCCTGGAGTATCATCCACACTAAAATAATGCCCACTTTCCGTCTCAGTGACTTTATTATATGGATATTGTGTTGCTGTGGTATCTTTAGTTTTCTCAGGTAATTCAAATACACTGAGAGTTGTGGGTTTGTAAGTGGGTTCACTGCCATTGATTGCTTTATCCGACACATCGGTCTGATCCCTGTATAAAGGATAATAAGGCAGATCGTCAGTCGTGAGTGTTTTCTCAGTGATGGTACTTGCCGTGCCATCGAGTTTTATTTCTACAGACTTAGGATGCTTGGGTGCTTTATCTAATGCTGCTGTGAGTCCCCAAGAACGAGAAGGATCTTGCACTGGATTGATTCCATCGGGAGTGTCGTCATAATCTGTGGCTGTTAATCGACGAGGATCATTAAATCCATCTTCCACACTGGGAGTGATGAGTTTATTTTTTATATCCTTGCGTGCTCCAGAGGATGGAATACCCAAAGAAGAACCCAAGACGATAAAATTTTGCTTGGCATTATCAGTGAAAACTCCGATCACGGTGGATCCTTCAATCAAACCATGAGTGGTCTTGCCTATACCTGAGAGCGATGCTTCTGTCGTGGGCATGATCACACTTGACCATGGTAAATCTGCCGATGCTATTTGTTGTTTGTCATGCGTATGTATCCCATGTACACGCACACGCACTCTTCCCACTCCTAGTGGGTCGTGCCTATCTTCTACCATTCCATAATATAATTCCATTAATCGCTCCTATAAGCATCACTCACTTCGAGTTTGCTGGTTTCTATTTCTGCTGCGAGGGATTCTTTCACACATTCTAGATGACAGAAAGATTCTTTGGTTGCTGTTTTAAATTCGTATTTAATTCCAGTGATTAAAAATTGATTATCATCGAAAGGATTTTTGACGATATTATCATCGACTTGCACCATAGGTATTTCCGCATGTAACACTAGACCACATTGAATATCCGTACGACCTGGAATGGTAATACGAGTGACATTCTGATGTAAGAGTTTCTCCATGGCATTGCGTTCAAAGGAATCGGCACTGTCGCTGTCAAAGTCTATGTTACGAAACACATCGTTGGCAGTATAATCGTCACTCACACCAAAACGATGGTTCATGTTCTGTGATATTTTATAATGAGCATCGTAAGACTTAGTCAAATTGGTATCAATATCCACTTCTCTGTAGTCTGGTGGTGTATCTTCATCTATCACTTCTCCACCCTCAACGATCTTTTCAAAGTCATCAGATATGCGTACAATAGGATATCCCGATAAATGTCCTTTCGGATTGCGTTTATATACTTCACCCAGATCAAATAATACATCTTTGGATATTTTAGTGATCATGTCGTAGGAGTTTTTGCGTCCAGCATACATTCCCATCTCTAATCCTTCGATAATATTAAATCTTTTGCTCGTGGTCACAGAGAGTATTTGTGTTGCCTTGCCACTCTCCTTGTCCTCTAGAG